GTATAGGGTAAAGGTTGTACCAGTCGCGTAGTTTCCGCTTGAAGTCATTGTTAGGCTAGTAATTGCTTCAGGTGTTTTGCGCCATAACCCGACCAAGGCTTCTGCGCGAGTACCGGCAACGCTATGACGGTTTAGGACTGTTTTGTAAGTTGTTGTGTTTGCATAGTTTTGGATATTAAAAATATCGGTAAAGGTTTCTGTGTTTGCATCATAAGCAACTGCAATGTTAGCAGCGCTAGATGTACGCCCGCTTGAAGCAGCACTGCCATTACCAATTATATAAGTTGATGAATAGTTGCTTGCAGTATCGCCATTAAAGGTAAGTTTTGAGAACTCGCCTGAAAGTGTATATTTGATACTAGCAACCAATACCAAGTCCGTATAAGTTCCGGGAATACTGCTAAAAGTATAAGAAGCCGCCGCACTTCCAAGTGTTGTGGTCGCTATCGGTTGATAAGTTTTAGCCATTATTTAATCCCATACAAAGCGAAAGATGAGTATTCAGGAATTGTAATTGAATTACCGCTGAGAATTGTAAGAGAAGTTATTGCAGCAATAGTTCCTGGCAGCCAAGCAGAGGAATTAAGTCCAACCTTACCGCTGCCGTTTGAGTCATAACCATTGAGACTTCTAATTGTTTTTTGTTTATTTGTAGATGTGTAATCCAAAATATCCACAATTCCGACGGATGCATAAGTTGTAATGTCGGCATAGTAACCAATGCGAGCAAAACCGATCCCAGTTGCTCCTGCTGATGATGCTGTTGATCCATCGCCTCTTAATTGGTGAAGAGTATAATTTGCTCCGGTATCACCATTGCAACGCAAAGCGATATTATTATCCCCGCTGCCGCCGCTTCCGTTCCACAGGTATCTAATTTGTAAATGCTTGTAAGTGCTAGCAATGCTGCTAAAACTGATTGATGAAGTGCCACCTGAGCCAACCGTTACCGTAGAAATAGACTCGTAATCGCCGCGGCTAGGGATTGACGATGCAAGAATTCCAAGAATTGGTGACATTACGACAGATCGCCTACCACGGTGAATGTGTTGCTAGCTGTGCAAATGATGGTGCAAGCTGAGTATCGAGCTCTAAGGATTGGAGCAGCTGCGGTCGCTCCGGTTGATGTAATCGTCACGCCAGCGCCAGCTGCGAATGAAGTCAATCCGACGCCGATCGATTGCACATTGATCTGGTTGCCGGTAGAAAATACAGATGGCGGAATCGTTACGGTCACAGCTGAAGCATTTGATGTCGTGACAAGCTTCGCACTATCTGATGCGACGAGCGTGTAAGTCGTGCCTGTCTGTGCATTGAATGAAAGTGTTGTGTCATCTTGTTCGATCCAAGAAAAGTCCATGTCGGTATTTGAAGCCTTCGACAATACTTGTCCGGTTGTTCCACCTTTAAGATCGACCATTGACGCATCGATAGAATCTCCAAGAGTTTCGATCGCGGTCGCTCCGTCTTTGACAAGATCAGTCGATGTCGGGACTGTCCAGCCGAAATTGGGCGTTGTGGTTGCCATTGTGTCTCCTTTAAGCGACGATGAACGCGTCGTCCCAGATAAGTGTATTTGATATTGTGTTCCAAGTCTCTGCGCCACTCACATCGTCCCATTTCATCGCCTGAAGTGAGAATTCGGTCGGAGTCAGATACATGGAAATCGTAAGGGAATTGATACCGGCTTGCATTTGCCAGCCTTCGACAAAGCCTTGAAATTTGCTTCCCATATTGATTGGGAGATCATTGATCGTCACAGGCATACCCATGAATACCTTGAGCAGATTGTCTCGATCGGAATCGTCCAATTCTGGCGATCCGATAGGGTATGAAATTTGGTTGAAGTTAGCCCGTGGATAAGCTCTTAGCCCTAAATAGAAAGCCGCTTGAGCTGTGGCGTCCGCTGTATGTTCCAGAGTCGTCTGTATCGATTGGGCTAAAGTCCCATAGACATCGATCGAATCTTGTTCGGATGCTGACACCTGTTGATTGTTTTTATACTGAATCGTGATGGCATTTCGCACATCGCCCGAGCGAGTCGCCAGCTGAAGTCCTGAAGCGAATGCGTCATTGGCGCTCAAATCCACATAGCCATTTGCCGCTAGGTAAGTGCTGCGATGAGTGCTGTCTGCATAGCTTATTTGACCCGAAGCATTCTCATACAGATATCCGAGTCCCGAAGTCGCCAGAGCCGCGACAAGTGAGTAAGCATCCGTGACCGATGATGATCGTTGATGCAATTCATAATTTCCTGCATCGATTTCACCCAAGCCAGAGTTTTGAGCATTCGCCCAAGTTGTCGTCGGATTGTAGGCAGCCCAAGTCAGCGCCGCCGGTACTTCGTTCCAAGCGCCATAGAGAATCCCTTCGAGTACGCTGTAAATCTGTTCACCGTCTAATTCTTTTACCAGTACGCCCTGAGTGAGTACCTTTGGAAGCCTTGAAAGAGCTCCCAGAGCTGTGATCGAGATCGTCTGAGTGATGCCAATAGATCCGCCAGATTGAACGCCCACGATGACATCTGTGATCGATCCACCGAAAAGAGCGACGGGAGTGCCAGTCGAGTCATTGACATAGACAGTCACGCCTGAATTGATTGTCGGAGCGATACCGGAGTCATCAAGATTGATGAGAGTGAGATTGCAATACCCAGCGATGGCTTGAGTGTAAATATCATTACGCCCAGCGGCTAAATTTAGATTGGCGAGAGACACATCCTTATATTCCACGCCATCGATCTCAACGCTCCAAGTAGGTGTCCAGATTGTCATACGAGAGCGAACCTATTTGCGCCTAATGTGCCGCGAGCATTTGATCGATTAAGTACATCGACGATCGTGCGAGCTGTACCTTCGGCATCGATCGCGCCATTGACTGTAATGTTAAAAGTCGATCCGCCCATTCCGCCATTTGGAATGATCGTTCCGCTACTGCGTGGGACGAACATCTCCGCCCCGCGCTCGCCTACAACATAAGATTTGCCAGCTGAGACTGAACCACCTTCGGCGCGAAATCCACCAAATGCAGAGCTAATTGCGCCGCTGATTCCCTTGACCGCCGAATTGTTAGCCACCAACGAAATCAAGGATTGGATTGCTCCGACCACGCTTTTAATAATTCCGAAGAGCGATTGAAATCCAGTAATCAAGGTTCCGACTGTGTTGATGATGACGCCAAGAGCTAACCCGACGCCTTGAATCGCAAGCTTTAAGACGCCACCCAGAAATGGCGCAACGAAGTCTTTCAAAAATTTGAACAGAGCTGTGAATTCTTCTTTGTTGCCTAAGACCGCAGCTTTGATCTGATCAAATGCAAATTTGAACCCTTCAAGTACAGGCTGAAAGATATTCTTAATGAGATCGATGTAAGTCTTGAACGCAGATGTCAATCCTTCTTTTCCACCGACTGAATCGATAAATCCTGCAACCGCTGGAATTACAGTATTGACGACTGTGTTAATCATCGGAGTGAGTGCGTCTAGAACGAAAGATCCGATTGTCTCTTTTCCTTCATCAAATGCAACGCGAAGTCGAGCCATTTTGCCCGAGAATGTATCTGCCTGAACCGCAGCTTGCCCGCCGAATGTTGTAGCAAGTTGTTTCGTAATTTCGTCCATCGACATCGTTTTGAGCTCTGCCGCTGTAAGTCCGACGCCTAGTCTTGCAAGCGCTCCGGTATTGCCTTCAGCTGCGCGAGCCATCGCATTTGTAACCGCCTCGAGCGATTTGCCCGATCCCGCTGCGACATCAATCGCGACCGATTGAAGCTTGAGAGCTGCGTCAGAATCTTGAGTGGCTCTGACTAGTCGCTCAAAACTCGGACGAAGCGCGTCGTCGGTGAGCCCTGTTAATAAGGAAGTTTGAAGAATTTGATTCTCGACCGCTGCGATCTGGGCATCCGTCGCGCCTGTAACATTTTGTAATGTGGTCGCCAGTTTAGCCTGAGCTTGTTCGTCCGCGATTGCTGACTCGACGCCTTGCTTGAGAAGTACGCCAGCATAAGCAAGCGCAGCTGCACCAGCCGCAGCAAATGCGACTCCTGCCGCCTTGCCAAATTTGCCCATCTTGTCGCCGAAGCTTTGAACTTCTTGCTCTGCGCCTTTGACGCCGCGCTTTAATTGATCGAAGTCTGCGTCGAAAGTTATCTTGACTTTTGGAATGCCAGCCATTAGTCGAGCCCTACCTTTCGGATGATTGTCTGAATAATGTCGATGTACTCTTTTGCAACGATTGGCGTGTAATAATCGACAGCTGGATTAATCCAGTATCCGCGTTTATTACGAGCAGCCTTGAATCGATTTGAATAAGCTCGACCAATTGCATCCGTACCCTTGCCAGATCCGTACTCTGTTCCCCAGAGCAACGCACCAGCTGGAGCGGATTGCTGGCGCACTTTTGCGCCTTTTCCAGACTTTGATTGCTCGCCGCCATACTTGCGACCGACTCGCTTTGATCCACCGACATCGACTCGAATCAATCGAT